AGTAGTGTTCAGTTTTTTTGACACTATTTCCCCATCGTATTATAATGATAATCACATAAAACTTGACAAGACTGCGTTGTTGTGATCCAAACTAAACTATAACTGAACACTTATGAAATACATAAGCAATGCTGTGATCTAACAAACACGCGTATATTATTGTTAGTTTCAATGCAACAAACCTAACTAACAATTTACATATACTTTTAGAATATATTTTTAAATTATATAGTTTTTCGCTTGCGTTTTTGTGCGAGTATGGTATTATATAAGTGTAGTAAAAAGCAATTAAATAAGGAGATGTTTAACCATGTTAATGATTTTTGAAATTGCTGGCGCGATCGGATTTTTAGTAGTCGCGGCTCATGAAATGGGCGGCTTGAAAAACTGTTTTGACTTTAAATTTTAAGTGAGGTAAACAAATGAAAACAAATCATATTGTATCATGGTATCATGTTTGTATTGAATTTGAAGACGGCGGATCGATGAGCAATCCTTTTAACGGTGACGCTTTAAGCGCCTTTAAGTTTTTTAAATCATTGAAGCACGATCGTTCGTTAGGTGATATAAAAATTATGACACTTGAAAAACACTACGTTAGTAACGCGGTTGTAAGTAGCGTTAGGGATCGACTAGTTGGAAACCCGTCATTCACATGGCAATATAATGACGTTTTAACTACTGCACTATACACATTTGATGGAGAATATTAAAATGGAAACTACTTACATCAAGAAAAACGCCGTTCTGAATGCCTTTAAAGCCGTTACCAAAGACACGGCTAGTCGTCCAGTGCTTCAATGTATCTGTTTTAGCAAAGATGGTTACACCGTAGCAACCAATTCCAAAGTTCTGTTAAAAATTGCTGAAACACACGAAAAAACGGATCACGACTTTTTATATAACTTGCAGACCGGTTTGCCGGCCGCTGGTAACTATCCGGACATTGATCGGCTTATTCCAGAAGATAGCGGCATTCATGCGAATATCGCCGCCGGTGAACTTGCCGGCTTGCTGGCATGGTTGAAACCATTAAAGGAAAACAACGTTGTCTTAACATTCAATGATGGTATCACGCTAACCACTGAACACGGATCTTATGCCGTATCAAGCGAATTAGATAATGCAAACTTTTTAAATGGTTTCAAACTTGCGGTAAATGCTAGTTATCTCACCATTGTGTTTACATTGTTTAATGCTATCAAGGCATCGCCGGTTATTGGTTTCAATAAGTCATATAGTGGTGATATTAACAGCTTGTCACCGTTCACAATTTCCTATGACCAGTTTACATTTCTTGTTTGTCCCGTTAGGTTGTATAAATAAACTATTAAATATTAAGGGAGAAAAAATATTATGACAACTAAAACACTAGCCAAAGCAATCGTTAAAGCACTTGAAAACACTGATGAACCTATCACGTACCACGGCGAAAAAACTGAATATATTACCGTATATCGGCTAGACTGGTATACTCACATTGAAGACTGGATCCAAATTCGAATCGATCAAACCGCGATCCGCTTGGAACACGTTCATCATGCCATTGGTTTGAACATTAATGAAGGCGTTCCTGAAGCCGGTCACTTCATTGACGTTTTAAAGCTTGCTTCAGATAGCGTTAGAACTGGTAGTTTGCCGACATACGTCGCGAACTTGGTCACATACGCGCTAGATGGTAATAGTTGGAAACGTGACTTTCAATACGACTGTTATCGCAAGCCGTTCACCACTTTCATTGATGCCGGTACTGGCGATCCTATTGATTATTCTAACGTTCCCGGTTGCGAGCACTTGAATGAGGTAAAATAGTCATGGGAATATTTTACACGTTTGTGGGAGTGCTAGTGATAGCACTTCTTTTTCTAATCGTTGGATTAAAATGCTGTGACGATCCGCCAGAAAATGACAATATGCCGTTGCGGCCATTATCGCAAATAAATAACTATGGTAGCACTGAACCTGTTCAACGTATGGAAAATGATATACTGGCGGCCGGGTATAAAATTGACGGGTACGACATTTTAAACCAACGCGGCCAAGTTGTTTACACGGCTGAACCGGTTGCGCGTGGTTTAAACGTTTGGGCGTTGTCTGATAATGATCAACGTTACAACCTTGTCGCAACCATACCAAAGAAAAACTACTACATGTATCTTTTAAATCACGAAAATATATTATTGTATGATCCGCAACACTATAGAATATTTTAGAATAAACTAAAAGCCCGCGCTTAATTGCGCGGGCTTTTTTGTATTATCTAATATTAAAGTTTTTCAGAATGTCATAGCATAGGTGTTTCACGCGTTGCGATTCAAAACGCAAGTAACCTATTTTGTACGATTTTACGAACTGCGTTAATAGTGGGTTATGATTGTAATTACTGATTAGATACGTGTTCAAACTGTGATCCGCCGTTGTGATCGCTAGTGCTGGAAAACTAGGGTCATACTTTGCGCTGGCATATATTAAGCCCTCGTTGAAAGCAAGCCACAAACCTATCGTATCATTATGAAATTTAACGGAACCTATAAAACGTGAGTCCTTATTCCTAGCCTTGATAAACGTGTCGTTGTCCCCTACAAACTTGTTATCAAGCGAATAAGCGCCGTAAGGTGTACTACGTATTAGGCTACCTAGTTTCGTTTTAACGCGTTCCTCCGCGAATTGTGTTGCATCTGGCGTGTATACCACAATATTTTTAGCTACTGTAAATTCTTTTTTGGGATCAGGCGTGACATTAAAATATAGGTAGTAGGGGTTTGCAACCGTCACACTGTTACCAAAGCACAATACGCGAACGTTGTCACGTTCACGAATAATTGTATCCATCAAGTTCAGTAGTATTTCTGGCTCGTTCGGTAAGTAAAAGACCTTGCCTTTTTCAATTAAAAATTCATCAAAAAAGATTGTGGTAACGTCAGGAAATGCAACAGACTTGTAAGATTGTGCAGAAACTAAAGGGATAGCCCACCCCGCAATTTCACCGTCAATATAAAATTCTGTTCCCCGCGTTTCAAAATTTGTATCGGGGAACTCGTTGTTCTTGATAATCTGGTCAAAAAACTTTGGTGCGTTCTTTTTAATTTCTGGTTTGTACCTACGCAAGTATACAAATTTTTCGCCATGTTTCAAGTAACGGTTAATGACATATTTTGTTGTGCGGTAGGTTTTACCAAACGAACGCGTGGCTGTGGTGAAGTTTAGAATACGATTGTAAGATAGTAGTTTGTTTAGATCGAAACGTATATCGTTCAGCTTTTTTTCTTCCATAATATCACCTTATATAAAAGCCCTGATTATTACTAATCAGGGCAAGACTGTTGGTTGCTTTAATACGGATTTGCTACCCCAACCATGATTTGCAAGCGATCAACTGGAAATGTTCCCCAGCCTGCATAGTCATCAGTATAACCTTGAACACTTGTTCCGTCATCACAGACAACGCCGTGCCAGCCATTTTGCATAGCATCTTGAGTACGATACCATGCTTGTTGGTAAGGTTCGCCGTTTGGTGTCACGTAAACCATTTGTACACCGGTAATGGCATGACCAGCTACGCCGGCACAGCCGTTTACCGTATCATTAGGATTGCCTTTAGTTACCCATGGCAGCCAACCGTCTTCATTTGTCTTTACACGGTACTTCATCGTGCCGTGATCAACCTTAACATACAAGAAATCGTGAGAGTGTGTTGGTAAGCCTGCGAAACCATTATCGCCACCACCGGCGTTTGTGACGGGCGGCAAAAATGCTTTGCCAATTGGGCACATACCGTAAGTGACGTTTACCTTTTTAAATGATTGTTTAGGTGTCGGTTGTGAAACGTTGTTGGTTGCGCCATTGTAACGGTAGACATAGAAATATGGTTCGCCATTCATTTCCCATCGGGCATCGTGATTTTGGATTGTTTCGCCAAGCATACGATAAGCCGTGCATTCTAGCCAATTGTTACCGTCAATACAAATGCCTGTATGACCGCCAGCACCAGCACTTTGTCCTTTGCGCCCCCAGATAACAACATCGCCTTTTTGCATCGGCCAACTGGTGTTTTCTGCAATTAGTTTGAAGCCATTGCTGATCAGCCAAGCGTGCAAAGTTTCTGTACTTGGAATGTAACTCATTGGTTTTAAGCCACCATGTAATAAACCGGTGTAAACCGCACCTGAACAGTCACAAGTACCGTCACTAAAGTTACGACTTCCTGACATTGAATAGGTAACTTTGCCAATTTTTGATTTTAAAAATGCAATTGTGTTGTCAATATTAAAACTCATGATTGAAGCCTCCTGTATTTTGGTAAAAATGTGTCAAGTATAACCATTGATTGTTTTACTTTGATAGTAGTGCTGCCACCACTATCATTCGGGTTAGTCCCTGTAAACGCTTTGTACCAATAGTTAGCATACTCTGTTCGTTCTGCTAAATGCAAAGTGGCAACTGCGCCACGTCCAAAGTGCGCTTGAAAGTTAGCAAGGGCAAACTTGATTGAATCTGACTTTTTGAAGTTGTCTAGGATCAATGGTTGAACAGCGCCATCTACGTAAACAACTGGTGAATAATAGTCAAGCCATTGGCCTGTTTTATCGCCCTCACCAATGATCTTTGCTTGCCCTTGGATTGTTTCAGCTTCTGAATTTGACATGCCGAGTTGTGCAGCTTGCTTATATAAGTTTTCTTTAGGCGTCCATTGTACTAATCCATAGCCACCACCACCGCCATACTCACTTACACCGGCGTTCAATTGACTTTCCCATGTAATGAATCCCAACATTCCAGCGGTGGCATATTCATTATAACCCATTTTGCGCCATATCTGCCAAATGATTTTGCCAGTTGCTTTTTGCGCATCGCTTGGTGTCCATGCCATTGCGTCACCTCATTTGAATATGATCGGGAAATAGTAAAACGGCTTTGCTTTTTTAGCTGTATTGTCAGAATTTCCGCCGCCGCCACCGGTTGCATCTTTTGGCAATGAAATATCTTTAGGCCGCGTGAACACGCCAGTTTTGTTTGGCAATCCTAAGTAAGGTGTAGGATCGTTCCAATTGGCCGGATTAAGCGGGGCTAACCCCTTGTCATTGATACCAAGGTGTAAATGTTCGCCAGTACTGTTGCCAGATATACCACTAATCGCAATTGGTTGACCTGCTTTTACGTTATCGCCAACTTTTACTTTCATGCTGCCAGCTTTAAATTCTTCATACGTGACCATTTTTCCGTCAGTACCTTTAATGATGATCATGGCACCTGCCGCTTCCCAGCCTGCCGCCGCAACGTTACTTGAGATTGTAACTGTGCCGTCATGAATGGCATAAATAATTGCGCCACTTTTACCTGTTGGCAAAATATCAATGCCTTGGTGAAAAGAACCAGAACCAATTGAAGCATCACGATACCCATACGGACTTGTGATCGTCATACTGTCCGTATCAAACGGCCAAGAATAACCTGCTGTCATAGTTCACCTATGCCTACCCACCCACCCAGTCTCTAGCGACTATTTGCTGATTTTTTCGTTTTCTTTCGTTGGATCAATATCTGAATTAACAGCTTTAATGAACAGTGTAAAACCTTTAATATCAATACCCATTGCGTCTAGATTTTCCAAGACGCTTTGGAATTGCAATATCCAATAGTAGATAACTAAAGCATACCATGCAACAATGGCATAATTACCAATGACGATTGCAAATAGTGCAAGTACCATAAGGAGCGTAAACAGACTTAAATGCTTGAGTAACCCACGAGTGCCAATATCACTTGAGGACTTTTTAGTTACAATTGATTTTGTCCAGCCCGTCACCATATCAATGGCAATGGCGAGCAATGTTCCAATAGCAAAAACTATGATCTTAGTATCGTCACTTTGAATTAGTTTTTGCATGGTTTCGATATAGTGCATATTTTGAATAACACTCATTTATTTTTCCTCATTTCAATAATGGTGTGATGAAGGTTTTGAATTGGGCATCGACAATCTTAAAACGCTCGTAAACAATCTTTTGCAAGTATTGGTACGATACGTCACGACCAGCCAGCGGCCACCGGTCTAATTCTTTGGAAAAATTACTCATGCCAATCTTTTGTCCAAAATCATTAATTCGAGTAAGAATGGCGTTCTCGCTTAAAATTGACTGCCTCAAAGCATAGTAGCGATCATGCAATTCTTGTGGAAATGCTTGTGCAATAAGGTCAAAATACTTGTTAGTCGTAGTTCCAAAGCGCATCTGTTTAACTGGGAAACCATTCGCGTTTTTATCAGAAAAACCAATGCCGTTGTAAGGGTTAAAGAACATCTGGTCAAAATCGTAAGGAATGACCATAAAATGCTGACCACCGTCCCATGTGACGTATTCAAGGTTGCGTCCGCATGAATCAATACTTCCCATTAGATTATAGAAGATAATATAATCAATAGCAGCTTCTTTTGCTGCTGGCGTTAGAATGGCTTTGAAAGCTGTTAAGTCGCCGTCATAAACAGTCTTAACAAAAGCATTAAAGGCAGCTTTTTGTAGATCCGTTAAAGTTCCGGGAACGTTCGGTTCAAACTCAACGCTTAAACCATTATCACTGCCGTCACCCCACTTGGTAACACTAGGTGCTTGGAACATTGCTGCGCCAGTTTCACTTTCACCTTCAATCACAAAGGTATTTGCATTGTTATCAGAAACGCCGTAACAGTCTTCTTTAGAGCCACTTCTAAAGAAATAAAGCCCTGCATAATTATCATTGAAGTATAACTGAACCGGTTTGCCATAGTTGAAGCCTAAATAGTTTGTATTATTTAGTTCTGTTGAAAATGTGCTTCTTGTTGCTGCCAAGTCGTGCATGACTTCGTTACCTAAATTATCTAATGATAAGGTAGGGTCGCTGTAAAATGCCTTCAGAACAAAATCGCTTGCTGGTGCAAACTTAGGGTCTATCTGCATTGGCAATTTTGTTGTGGTTTCCATATCACTATACGGCTTAAACTTGTAAGATTTTTTAGGGAGGCTTTGTGAAGATTGACCCTGCCAAGACGTTTTTGTAAAACCTTTATAAGTCAAGCTACCGTCAGTATAAGTGAAGCTATTTTTGGTTTTGTCAGTCGATGATGCGGGGACATCACCATACAGCCTTAAAACTGGAATTGATGTTTGTTGTTCGTCATCATTATTGTTAGTTGCATTGATACCAATAATGCGTTTAACTGAATAATCTGCAATTTGATAGTGCATACTTTCTGGTGCCATATCATTTTTAATAACGACGTTAGCACCAGTTGCTTTGCTATTAGTGAGTGTGTTTAAGGCTGGAAAGATTGCATCGATTACTTGTGGTGTATTGGCCTTGACATCAAAGTTACTGATAATAATACGATTGCCTGTCCCGTCAGTAATATAATAATCAAGCGCAATAGTAAATTTTGCATCTTGATAGCTGGTGATAAGAGCTTTAAGTTTTGTTTGGCTGTTCATCATCAGACTATTACTGTTCTCATGGAATGCAGCATCAGTGCTTAGTCCGGCTTTGTTGGTTGAAATATCTAACGCTGGCCTATTTTGTGAATAAACAAACTTTTTAGCAATGTCTGTATTGAAAAAGAGACTTTCGCCATAACGATTAATAGCATTTTCGCTATAAATTGTATCTGGATCATTGCTGTCATTGGCAATCTGTTTAATCGAAAGCGCCGTAATCATGAAATAGAAATCATTATCTGGATAAGCAGTACTAATGACAAATGCAATATTAGAAACATTTTTAATATCAATATTGGAAATATTACTCATAACCGGCGTTTCCACGGCAATATCGGTATCAATTAAATGAATTAACTGCTTAGTGCCAAGTGGGATACTAATATCGTTTTTACCATCAATGCTTGTAACATCAATTCTTAATGTGACAGTTGAATCTTCTTTTGCATTTGCAATTAAATGCAATTTCCATTGTTGCCAGTTAATGTTTGCGGTTTTGTCAACATGACTTGGGTTTCCAAAATTGATTGTAATATCAGTATTGCCAGTGATATTGCTAGTATTTTTCATGTAAGAACGCCAGTCGTAACCGTCACTGTGATTAAGTCCACCAGTAATACCATTACCATTTTTTAAATAGCCTTGTGATAAAATTTCGTTAATGCTGTCTGGCAAAAGGTTCTGATCTTTAATTTCAGTGCGTGATTGCGTTGTATCGATCCGAATATCATTAACCCACATATCCGTTGCAGAAAGATTGCTGATAACAAAAGAAACGTTCTGAATAAGCGATACATTATTAATATTGTAAATAGAAAGTTTAGGCATCACATATTCAATGTTTGTTTCTTCATTGGCCGTTAGATGAAAATAAGCAAACGTTGCCCGCTGGACTTTTCCGTCTGACGTAAATAAATCAACGGATAACTTAATATCTGTATCAGCCTTTACATACGCATTAAAACCATATTTATGCTCATGGTTCATCAAATCTTCAACTAATTCTGGAATATGATCAATGCCGCTCATAAAATCAAAGGCGTCATACCAGTTATCTTTGCCAGTGTAAGTAAACTTAGCAAATCGTTTGCCATTCAAGTTATCATATTTCCATGTTGCATTATTGCCTTGAAAAAGATCCATTCTATTGGTAAGAAGTTTTTGATCTGGGAAAATATTATCAATCTTTTTGGCTTTATAAGTTAAAGGCTGGTCATCGGTTAAGTCAATTGGCAGTTTGTTCTGTGTAATTTTGCATCGACCAATATTGTAATCAACTTTATCATCAAGAGGCGAAAGCCCAATATTAATGCTCAAAATTTGTAAATTTTGTGGGTTGACATCAATTACTTTTGGCGTCATGAATGATAAGTGATGATGAATACCTGCTTCATTGGTAACGTTGTGCTTAATAATCGTTCGATAATTACCAACTGGCGTGATAATGTCCATAAATACATCAAAGTGCAATACACTTTGTGAAAGAAAATCGTAATCAAACTTGAAGCCTTCATATGCAATAGAATTAAGGCGCGCATCTGCGTTTGAAAGCTTAAAATAAGCGTCCATATTGCTATCGCCAAGGGTACGATCACCAATTAAGTGCGCCCAGTCCATGCCGTCAATATCTGCCCACTTTGCACCAATAGCACTGTTGGTTTGAAGTGCTGATAAATCAGCACCAAGAAAGAACCCATTTTTGATTAAATTCTCACTATCAAGAATATATTTCCGAACCGAGCCCTTTTGATCATCAGACAAAGGCTGGGCATTAAATAGGCCACCGGCAGTCCAAGCGTTAGTTGCAGCGTTCCAATAGTTCCATTTTGAATCATCAAGAGTAACGAAAATGCCTTGGTTTCCTTGCGGATAAGCAGCGATTAAAGCCGCTTGGTTAGGGTAAGTGCCTTTAATACCAGTTTGCAGGTTTTGAATTAAAGACATCATATTTCCTAACGTGTCATTGATATGCGTATCTTGAGTTGATAAATGATCGGCAATGCTAGTATCTGTTTTGCTGGTGTAGGCGTCCATTTGAGATTGCAAATTATTTTTAATTGTATCAAGTGACGTCTTATCAAGAATCTTCTCAAAAGTGCCATCAGTAACCCATGCATTCAATTGAGCAGAAACGGCATCATCAACGCCATTAGTCTTAATCCAGCCAAGCAACATGTTCCAATTGTCACTCATGTTTTGATTAAGCAAGCCAATTTCATTGCAGAAATTAAGTACTTGCAAAAGTGATTCTTGCATAGACAGGCTATCGTCATATGCTGTTGGTAAATAATTACGGTAATCCCTAAAATTTAGTGGGCGAAAATGTGGAAATTTTAAACCATTTCCAATAGGGCTCATATTATCCATAACATAACCTCTTTCTAATAATCATAAACGAGCAGAAACAGCTCGTTAGCCTCTGAAACCAACAATGTATCTACATCAAGTATATTCTTTCGTTGACTGTCAATCAACTGTCCTACGTTAAATCTTCCAGTACGGCCGTGGCGTTCAAACAGATACTGTTCTGTATTTTGGAACTTCTGATTCTGGGTCAAACCGGTATCGCCTTTGCTGTCAGTTGTGCTTTTGCCAGTGGTGTCGGACTTGCCAGCGTTTTCACCATGTGTCTGGTCATCACCTTTGCTATCAGTAGTGTTTTTACCAGTGGTATCAGACTTGCCAGCGTTTTCACCATGTGTCTTAGCATCATCGGAATGTGTCTCGGCAACGTCATTGCTATGGTTCTTGTTATCTACTGTGATCCCAGAAGCGTAATGTTCATTGGCATTGAGTGACTGTTGTGGGGTATCTTGTGCTGTTGTTCGTTCGTTTTCAGTACCGCTATCTTTACTATCTTTACTACCAGTTTTGTTGGTCGTACCGTCCCTCGTACCGCTATCAGTTGTGTGCGATTCAGTATCAGTTTCGCTATGATCACTGTTGTGACTTGTGCTATCAGTTGTCCCACTATCAGTTGCGTGTGATTCCATATCTGTTTCAGCATGATCACTGTGCGCACCAGTTTCATTGGTATCACGATTGCTGTTGTTAGAACGGGTATACGTATCTTTATAGCCGACATCATCAAACGGATCATAATCATTGACCAGCGCTGACCTGTATAGTCGGTTATAGTAAGGCATTCGCCGTTGCAAAAATTCCTTTAACCGAAAATGCCACTCACCGTAAGTCTCGTAACCTAACTCACGAAAGTAATAAGCATTCAGCAGCTTAGTTTCAATGACGCTACGATACTTTTCATCAAAAATATCAAAATCGAAATTGAAAATAAGTGGCAGCACATTTTCAATTTTCTGCGCATGTGTTAATTGGTGCAAATCATACTGAAAACGTAACAGATTATCAATCTGTTTGCGAAGTTCCACTGTGTACGTTGCCATCGTCATCGTCTCCGTTTTCTTTTTGAAATTCCTGTTCACGCAATGCGCATGTTACATGCAGACCAAACATTTTGTTAATTCGTTCAGCTGCATCTTGACGAGCTTTCAATCGGGCAAGCCCCATTGTGATCACTTGGCTGTCATTGGCGTTTACCTCGGCTGTCTGAACTCGTTCTTTCTTATCTTGATTGCCATTATTAATAGATAGGAAAGTCATTGCTTCGTTCCAAATGTTTTTTTGATGTGCATCTAACTTATCTACAACATAAGCGGAAGAAGTATCCATCACATCATTTTTGCCAAGTCCTAATTCACCATCGGCAATGATAACCGGTTCGTATTGATCCATTTGTGAAACAACGTTCATTGCTGATAATTTTTTCTTATCATTAGTCGTAAACACTTTTGGCATTTTCTGTGCCTGCACATTAACGTGCATGGTAGCACGAGTGTCAGCCAATTCTTCGGCAAACAACTGCAAGCTAGGCAAATCAGGAACACGCTGATAATTGTTATAAATCATAACACTATCAGTTGTATCAAACTTAATATCTGCTAACCTCATCAGGTTAGGCGCAATTGCATATCGTTCAGTTGGCGTAAAGTATTGGTCAATTTGACCAGTTTCAGTTACTTGTAGTGTGACATAACCTAGCGTGGGAGAATTAACAAAAACGATTTTGCCATATTGCATTAGTTGCTTTTCTAAAAAACGTGGATCAACGGTTTCGGGCAAGCCGTCCCATTTATAGACAGTTAAGGACAATTCAATTAACTGCCGTAAATAGTAGTCATACCACCTTGAATAATATTGACGGCCTCTTTTTCTGCGTGCCATTTAATCACCTCATAATTCTGTGTTGTTAGCACCATAATCACCAACTGTAACGCCACTTTCAGTATGCCACAATGTAACTCCTTTATTGAAAATACTTTTAATTTCACTAATTGCATTCGTGTTAATGCCACCGGTAATTTTAATGTCCACTGTTTGAACATAATTCCAGCATCGCCGAGAATGAAAACACTGTTTAGGCACGGACAAATCAATAAGACGGTTAGCTTTATATCCGTATAGCTTGAAATAGCTACCTAATGATTCAGCATACTCATCTTTAAGTTGCTTGAAAACCAAGTAGCAACCACAAATCAAGTTATCAGCTTCAAAAATCGTGTTGTTACCCATACCGCTGATGTTCTCTGGCAAATTTTTAATATCTGCCATTTTGGCTTGCTGTGTTCGGGCAAGATTAGCAATGTTAGTGCCAACGGTTCGGCCCGTGTTACGATAATTGGACATACCTTGCATTGCTGAAGTAGCAGAACCAGTAATAGCACCAGTCGCAGCGCCAACAACATTAAGCCCACTGAACCCAAGTCCATTTTGCGCACCTTGGATAGCACCGACCAAAGTATTTGTAATACCGGAATCCATGCTGTTTGCCATAGCAGTATAACCACTCGCCTCGGCATTTGTCATTTGTGTACGCAAGCTATTTCGATTGCTTTGCAAGTAAGCGGACAAAGCATCGGTGGCGACCGGAATGTCACCACTATTAAAATCAGTAATAGTTGAATCCCAGTTTTGCATCGGAACGTTAAGCGCGGGTACGCCCTCTTTGTAAAAGTTATGATAAGGATTAGTACCGTCATCATTATAATTGGCTGCCGTATAACTTACTTTAGTGTTCCAGCTAATTGACTGATGTACTCGAATAGTAAGTTTGCCGTTCGGAAGATATTCAGGTTTCAGCATCTGCATGTGTCCCTTGAAATCTGTTAATTCAATCATTGCATACGGGCTGTTCATTAACTTGCTAGTCGGAAAACGCATGAAATGGTCATAAACATTGTCAATAACAAACTCTTGAAAATTATCTAACGGAATTTGTTCAAGCCTAATTAGTCCAGCCGAGGCATCTGCCGACCCATCACCAATACCCATGTCTTGAAAATCACTAACCCATACAGGGTAAGTTTTGCCTGCGCCAGTAAAAGTATAGTTAGGATAAGTGCCAGTAACACCGGCCGGTTTCCAATCAACCATCTCCATCGACACAACTTTACCAGCCATATCTTCACTTTTCGTAATAGCATTTGCAATAATACCAAACGGTGGAATAATAATGTTACCACCTTTAGGGTCTTTATACTTAACGTTTTGCAAGGCGTAAGGATCACGAAGATCTACCGGCATTGTGTATGCATACAATGGCGTCATCACGCCATTAAATGAAGTCGTTGGTGCGTACTTGGTATAATTTTCACGTTCAAACGGATACGTTGTTAAAATAATAAGCCACCTAATATAAGGATTAGGTTCATCGGTGATATGAATTTGGTCAACAATGTTATAATCTGATCCATAATTCATACCCTCATCGTAGTTGCGGGCAATCGGATTCCCACTGGAATTGAACTCTTTATCATGCATCTGCTTGACTAAACTTGGATGAAAATTAATATCAAAAAGCCACGTCTGCAAGACGTCAATTTTAAATGTGACGTTAGACGCGGCTTCAGAAACATATTCAACGTCAGTAACAAATCCATAAAACCAATGGCTGCCGTATTGATCGTTTTGGAACGCAATGTAATTGTATTTATACAGCTTTTCAGCATTAATACCAATACGGAGTTTTGATTGCGTGCGCTGATATGAATATTGTTCGGCTGGAACAACGATAGGATTAAACTTGCTATTGTGAAGAAAATAGTTTTGTTGATCTATCTGGTGTTCAAACCATAATTGATTATCGTTTGTGTCGTCAAGGGGAACGCCGGACAAGAGATACAATAATGTGCCAGTGGGAGCGATGGTGTTGTCGATAAATTTATTACCAACATAGTTGTCGTCACCATAACTCATTTAAGACACTCCTTTAGTTAATTGTCAAAGTTGCTGTACCGCTGGTTTGGCTACCATCAGATTCTTTGTGATCGGCTGTGAATTTAACCGTAATAGCACTACCAACGGTTTCATCAGAACCAGTCGTAACCAAACCATTGCTATCGATCGTGGTGGTTGTCTTGTTGTTTGCAAGTGACCATTTGCCAGTTTGTGGAATGGATTCAGAAGTTGTCTTAACAATAGCAGTAAACTGTTGAGTTGTGCCAGCCTTGACTGATACCGTGTTAGGAGTAACAACAACACTGGTAACATCTTTGATAGGGTTATCAGCATCTTCATAGACAAACGCAACCGCGTTTGCCAGCATGCTTGTACTCATGACTTGCCATACGTGCAACCAGTAATTCCAATAAAGGCCAGAACCATTGTATTGACTTGCCATTTGGAACAGCGTGTCATAAACCATAAAGAAATCACGATCAACTAAAACGCCAACCAAGTTAGGCGTGCTTGACAGACTGTCAATCATGTGCTTGTGACCCATAAAATCAGCCTTACTCATATTGAACGCGGAGCTTAAAACATTAACGTCAAGGAAAGCATCGGAAGCAGCAGTCAAGAACAAATCTTGTTCATCTTTAGCTGATTGTGTCATCACGCCAGCGCCGTTGTACAAACGTGATGGGAACGTCAAACTGTTAGAATATTGTTTAATAATTGTCGCAATAGCTTGACCATTACCCTCAACCGGTTTAGGCACTTTAACAACCGTCATATTGCCACGTTGAATAGATTGATCAAGTAATAGTTTCATATACTTAAATTCATCAACGTTGTTACGATTGTACATCGCCGTAATTTGACTAGCCAAGAAACTGCCAAGCGTTGCCCAACTAGTAAAGGCGGATCGAAGATTTTCTTGTGTGATCGTTGTAGGGATTTTGTCCTGTCGGTTACGAACATGATAATATGCCTTAACATCTGGTGCGTTGATAGTAAAAACGTCATTCGCGCTTTCATTCATATCATACTTAGTAGACTTAGCAATATCAACAAAAATTTCTTCAATCGTCATGCCAAGTGGCATTGTGCCTTTTTTGAATGGCGCTAATGGATTAGTCAAACTCTTGGTTTTGAGAATGACAAGACCAATACGACTTAACAAAACGTCAACAAATTCATTAACCGCACGCGGAGATTTGAACAAATTGGTTGCGAAGTTACCAACGCTGCCACTACTTGGTAAATCGGTATATTCTTGCAAGGTAGGGGAAGATTGCCAGATATTATCCATGACGTCTTGAACACTCTTTTCGCCAAGCATATTGACAATTTCTTTACCACTAATACGTGATTGTGTCATTAAAAATCACCACTTTCTTTTACGTTTTCCAACATGTGCTCCAACGGGTCACTGTCGGGATCGTCATTGTCATTATCTGAACCGTTCGGTTGTTTCGGATTAACTAATGGTTCGTTTTCTTTGATCTGATTAAACAACTTACCGTTAGTAAGGATAAGATTTTCCTTATCACTGTTGAGCTGTTGGTTTGCTTTCTCCAAATCAGATTTTTCGGTATAAATACCGGAATAACCAGAACGCAACTGTGCTAGTTCATCACTGATAGTTGGTGCGTTGTCACCTAATTTATCAGTAATTGCTGTAATGAGTGCCTCGGCTTCTTCAGGCTTTAAGCTCATTCAAACCACCGTCCTTTCTTTCATAAGTATACGCTACAAAAAAAGACTGTGCAAATTTTTATTGCACAGTCAATTATAACAAGTAGCAAGTCATACGGTCTCACAAGAACCAATCCACTACAATCGGTAAATGGCTAAGGCGCTTTTCAGCGAGTAATCCCAAAGCTCAAATCTAAAGAGATTGTCGTAATACCTGCTGACCTTATGATACATGATTAGCAAACATTCTGTCAAATGTTCTGATCAAAGACTTATCATTCATCGCAATATTTAAGTGTGATATGCAATTCTGACAATTTTTTGATTTTGGCAATATCTTCAAAGCTCAACTTGCATTCTTTTGGAACTAGCTCATAAGGAATAGTTTCTTCAATCTTTATAGGAAAATACGTGCCATTGGTACACTTGAAATAATAATAATTGGGACACGCTGGCACTGGAATTAAAAAACTTATAATCCCTAATAAATCAATTTCAGGGCGTAACATATCATCACCTCAAATTAAAGATGCGAGATAATTCAGCGATCCTTTCAACGGGCCAATCTGTAATTTCCATACTAATGACTTTTTTGCCATTGTTACAATAAAAGATTGCCTGACCATCATTACATGCAATATTGTATTTCATAGTCATGTTAATTTCCTCCTAATGTGCTTGGATCAACTTTGGTGTACGTTGCATCAGCGCGATACCATTCGCCGCCAATATCAGCGTTAATCTTTTTTGCCTGATAGGCGGTGTAGTGTTTTCCCTCTAACTTATTGGCACTGACCGTCATAACAGGGTACCACGTATTGGCAACATTAGGATCAGTGATACGATCATAACTGGTCAAATAACAAACACCAAAAGTGCAAAGATAGAAACTATCATTATCCATTTATCCCACCTCAATGATTATCAAGAATGTACTGTTTACCATCGTAAAGATCAAACAGCAAGTCCTTACCATCGTTCACAACAATACGCCAATTATCAATGTAACCAACAACCTGATAATAACTTGAAACATGATAACTATTTCTAATCTGTTTGCCAATGTCAGCAAGCAAAGCATCAGTTAACAAATAGAAATCCTTACCGTTTAAATGAACAAATGGTTTGATATTTGTAACAAACGGTACACTATCACTAACAGTAACTAAAGGCTGCTTATCCATTAATATCACCCACTACTTTCAAGCAAAGCTCACCAGTGAAACCTTTGAGATAATCCAAATGACGACCAATCTGGTCAATGCTGTAAACATTGGTTTCAACCTCACCACGTGTCTTTGGCACAAGATACGTACCAAGTGGCTGCTCATTAGGCAGATCGACTGGCCGACTGATGAAATCCATCATGACTGACAGTGGTGGATATTCAGAATACCATGGCGCACGTTTTGTCATCACAGCATGCTTAACGTACAATGCTACTAATTCCATAATCAATATACCTCGCTTAAAATAAACTTTCCTGACTACTGCCAATAGAAAATGCCAGAATTTGAATATTGCCTTTTCGCTTATCCATTAAATTCATGAGCTTTTCAAATTCTTTGATACTGAATGTTCGCATCTCAAAATGTTGCATCTTATCGGTTTTGTAAATAATCGTATAGGTTTTCATAATCCCTCAATATAGAAACTGAATGTTTTTAAACCAGTGAATAAAATCAGGCAAGGTACTTTGTGTAAACCTAGTTGCGGCTTCACGATCTTTAGTTAGCTCATAAGCATCTCCGTTCATTGTAATATACCAAGTATGCTCAAGCTTAACAATACAAGAGTTATGCCTTAATTGAAAATGGTCCTTCAACTAATATAACACCACCTTTAACTTGCTTCGGTCTTAGTTTACCACTTTCATCAACAAAACCAAAGTTGAAGTTTTCCCATGTGACTTTCTTTCTGGTTTTATCTTGCATACCAGCACAACGAATGTGTAAACTATATACTTCATTGCACTTTGCATAAACACCAGTATTCATAATGTACCCAACAAGTTTTGATTTTCCTTTTTTGTTACCAGATAAACCACGCGCCAGTTTAACAACTTTAGTTACGGTTTTGTTCTGTTCAGTACGTGCTGGATATGAACATTTATCTCCAGCATGTAATTGATTTTGTGAAGCGTCAATATCTTCAATGTAAGTTTTAGGACGAAGAAAGCGACCACGTAAAAAGGTACTTTCATGCTTCCAATATCCAAGTTTAACTGGGTCAATATCGCCAGAAATGGCATGTGGGATTGTATCACCGGCAATGTGAATGCTATCAGTATCACAGTAAATAATACGGTCAAAACAGCGTTGCGCTGTGGTGATTGTATAATACCTTGCCCATGCTGTGATAAAAACACCCATCGGAATATACAAACCTACACCAAGCTCTGGATCCATGATCTTCAGCCCTAATGATCCATCGGCTTTAAGATAAGGTTCTCTACGCGTATTATCGGTACTCTTAGCAAACTTGCCATATAAATTGTTTAGGCGAAGTTTAGCCAACTGACGAATAGCACCCGTAGCGTGCATCTTTATTTCCATTAACTGGTCAATCCAGTCATCGAATAAACTATGCTTTGCCGCAAAAGAATAACCACCTAAATATTCAACTTGGCTAACATCATAATGTTTAAAAAGCAATTCTAAATCTGGATTAGAAAGTGTAAGCGTAACTGCTTCACCGTTAGAACTAGTCAAGTATTTATTGTTAGCAAACATGCCAGTATTTTTAAGTTGAATAGTAGGAATAAAACCTTTCTTTATTTTGAACGCGCATCGAATAGATTGAACATACAAAGGTCTGCGCTTGTTTTCTTCGTACTTGCCAACAAATATTTCAGGCATTCCATATGGCAACAACGAATATCGCATACGACTTGGATAAAGACTGTTCACGTCATAAACGCGACCATTCTCAATATCTTTGCCAGCAAACACAGGATTAGTCCAGACAAAGCCACCACGGTAAGCCTTGCGTATATCATGGTCAATCATAGGATCTAATATTGGAAAGAGATGCTCAAAACTTTTCTTTCCTATTAAATCACGATAACTAGCAAGGCTATCAGCGCCAATCGTCATTTTCTTCATGCCCTCATCAAATTGGACATCAAGTGCTTCACTAACAATTCTAACGTCATTAGAAATGTATTCTTTTATTTTAGGATCATTAAGCCAATCAGAATTATCAGGGTTTAAATCGTAATCAATCTTTGTTTTTTGTTCTTTTGTTTTGAACGCAACGGCCAAGTCAGCAACTTTGAACGGCAACTTCTTGTAACTATCTTGAATAGTGACGGATTGTAAATGACGACCATTGCGACCATAACATATTTTAATCTGATACCATTGTCCAGACTTAGCGATCAACGCTTGAAACGTCCTTGGATAAGCACGCGTACCAGCGTTAAAAGTGAAATTGTGCCGCAACAACCAACCTATAACAAACGACCCGTCAAACTTTAAGTTATGAAAAAAGTAATTGTCTTGGTTATGCTCAAAAAAATTCATCAATGTATCAATTGAACTGCCATAATGAATTTCTTTCTCGTCACCAACTTTTGTGACAGCCCACGCCCACACTTTACTACTGTTTTCGTTATATGCACCGGTTGTTGTTTCTGTATCTGCCACCCAATATACTTTTGACATTTACAGAAACACCACCTAACTTTGCTGATTGAAAATACCCTTGTCCGCTTGATCTATCGCGGCAGATATTTTATTGACCATGTACTGTTTATCTTCTTCATTGTAAATGTAGGTAAAGTCTAACTCTTCATCGGACAAGTACATTGCATAAAAATCATCATTAGACATTTTAGATAAACGATCTATGATTGAACTAATGGCATCATCATTGCCGCCACCAACAAGTCCATTCTCTTGATTAAGAATAGCCTTGATATAATTTTCTTTCATCAGGCTAATGCGATTTGAAATATAGTGAGGGTCAGCACGTTTTTCGACAATTCCTAAACGCTCTCTAAATTCATCAGGACTATGCACCATACCTAAAGAATTACTTATTGGCTGCAAAAACTCCATTTTAGGCTCTTGCAAAACACCACGCATAGCATCAATAATGCTGTCAGTATTGATCTTGCTTTTCTTCATAAATTCTGGTGGTTTAAGCATTTTCTCAACTGATTGTTTAGTCTTAGCCCTTTGCTTGTTAGCAACACGAACCGCTTTGTTAAAACGGTTGTATTCTTCAAGTGGAACATAAAAAGTTTCTTGTTCATTATGAATAGTCTTAAACTTAGTCTTGCTTGAGTTTAAAAAAATCAATAAATTTCTACGGTAAGAATCTTTGGACTTGCGAGATAAAGAAGAGTAATCACGAAAATCAAAAGACAAATCAGCACCGTATTTCTTAGCAACATTATTTATTCGATTGCGTACTTTTTGTTCTAAATCTTTTGTTGGTGCAGAGTACCGAGACTTAGCACGAGTGCGTTTGCGTCCTGCCATGTTAATTCACGTCCTTTATACACGACCCTAAAGCCACGCTTTTCAATTGCTACATACAATGCCAAATCAGCAACGTATATAGGATTATTTAAAGACAAATGTTTATTAATCTTAGAAATATATCTTATGCGATTGTCACACAAACGATCACTAAACTTTCGCATATATACCTTGCTAGAAAAAAAATACTCAATGCCATCTACCAGCATTGAGTAAGTTGATTCAGCAAGATCATGATATATCCCGTATCGTGTTACGGGCATATTATCACCTCTTACTTGCTGGACTTCTTAGCGTAAGAACCAATAACTTTAGTATCAGCTAACAAGCCAAGTGCGCTGTTACCATTCTTGGTCTTAGTAAGAGTTACCTTAGCAACAAATGGCGTTTCCTTTGAGAAAGTTAAACCAGCATGTTTGAATAACATGTAAAACTGTGCAAGTGTACGCTTGATACTCTTAGAAACAGTTGAGTACAATTTTCCATCGGCATCTTGAATGACTACACGCAAGAACATGCCTAGCTTATCGGTCTGTTGATCGCGCATCTCAACATTGCTTGCAACAAACTTAACAATCTTCAAAGTAAGGTTGGTAGCATCAGACAACGGAACAGCGTCAGAAGAACTCAACGCATTCAAGTTTTCTGCTTGCGTCATCAAATCTTCGTTAGGATCACTTGTGAAATATGAACCTAATGCACTTTCATCACTGAACGCTTCGGTTGGCGTAAGGAACTTATCTTCAACAATTTCACCAGTTGCCGTGTCAACGTTACGCATTTCTACTTCATTTTCTAACATAATTAATTTCCACCTTTGTTTTTATTATTTGGACTGTTCAGAAACAACTGGTTTTGCTTGTGCAAAGAAAGTAACTTCTGGCATTGCATAGGTAACTTCTTCTGGCACAACTTCACCAATCGTAGGATCTTTGATCCCAGTTTTAGCAATCACAGCACGGCGAATGCCAGCTTCCTTACGGAAAGTACCTTGCAAGTCAACCGTACCGCGATCAACAACTTCTGGTTTATCTCCAGCGTTAGATGTGACTTCATAGACATGTACATGATTGATACGCTTAACACGTGTGATCATTTTTTCTTTTGTCATGTTTCTAGCTCCTTTTGTTTTTGTTTGAGAAGTTTTGTACCTCTCAACAGAAATAAGTATACAATAGATATTCTGTAAATGCAACAAAATATCGAAAAAACAGCAAGTTTATTTTATGAAATATTTTGGTGAATTAAACTTGACAATTTAATTATTCACGAGATCATTTACGCGTTAAGG